TTATCTAATTTGTTTTGAATTGATGTATTGGAGAAAAAATTGAGCCAAGGTTGGAAGGTTCGATAGGACGTAGCAACTGTTTCAGACAGTTGGAGATCGAAAGTTCGTATACGCACTGGTCGTGCGAGGAACTTCGCGAGATCCGCATATTCTGAATCGAGATTGAGATCGATTGTTGAAGTGGGCATTGGCATGCCAACCTCGCGCCCTGGGGAGCATCTGCAAACTCGACCAGCTGCTTTTGGTCCATTTCGGTGGGTGTGTTGTCGACATCTGCCGACTGCACTGTGAATTTTTCTAGCTTTTCTGAATTTTCTTTTTGTGAAACATACAGAAGCGCCACATCCATTTCAACTTTGGACAGGCGCCTATTAAAGTTCCGCATTCTTGCGTCACTTAATTGGGGGGGTTTAGTATTTGTAATGCCGGGTCGTTTTACAACTGCTGGATTAACCCAACCTCAGCAGAGGTATTTGCACTTTCTAGTGACTAGCCGGCACTTCTCCTAAATAGGAGCTTCGGGGATCGCCCGGGCGGGTAAACATGTAAATCCACTCTGTTTATGCAATTGTGCAAATATATAATATGCAAAAACCAGTATATATATACATGTGTTAACTTTTGGCTACGACCTGTCAACTAAGGCCGGGCAGTTTAAGGACTTACACGGTCCACGCACGCTCAAGCTAGAACGTGTTTGCTGTTTTCCCAGAAACAGTCTTTCAACTGCTCCCAGGTGGGGAATGAAGTCCCACTCACATAGGCTTGCAACTCACACTCCTCCACAATTTCCAATAGCATGTTCTTCTTTGTTTCGAAGATCTCTTTGCCATGGAAGAAGTACTCGCGGCAGGCCGAAGACATGACGTCCACAGCCTGTTTTTCTGCGGGTACTGTTCGTGAAGCCACTACACGAGTTAGTGACTTAGCAATACTAGCCTCCTCAAGGGGGGCAAGATATGCTTTGACATCCTCGTCCCAGCGCCACTCTCTTTTCAGAAATGACACTTGGGACACATGCAGATAAGGGACTGATTCAGCCTCTTTGTCTGCCATTGTGTATTTGATCCCAACATCCGCCAAAGCTGCTTGGATAGCAGTGTGGTTGAAGAAGGGAGCTTTGGGACTCACACCCATGACGTTGTCATCGCCGTAGGTCATAAGAGCCACATTGTCTTGAAAGTCAGTGCAGCTTTTCTGCGGACTGAGCACAGTGTAGCAATATCTCATGTAGAGAGAGTTCGCCAGACTGTTGACAATAACAGTGAGTGGGTGCCCCGAAGGGTTGCTTCCGAAGAATTCCACAATGTCACCGTTGAAGTCCACAAGAGGAAATGCTGTGTCCTCTGCAATACCCTGGACAACCCGAAGGTCTTCTGGGGTGTAACCTGCTTCCTTGCAGATTGTTGCCATGATCTCAAATGCAGCAAGAATGATGCATGGTGGCATGGTCTTGTCAAAAGCAGCATAGTCACCCGCTACCATCGTGTCCTCGCCAAATTTGGTGAGGTGGTTGCGGATTTCCTGCCACTCCAACGACTGAGCATTGGTCCCAGGTGCTGCCTCAAAAACGAATCGGTTGCGTTGGAGAACGCGAACGAACGACAAGAGGTATTTGCGCACGACAAAGGACCAGTCAAAAGGTGCTCCGGTGAACACACGTGTTTTCTTGGCCTCGATCTTGGAAAACTTAGTCGCCTCATCCTTGAGGTGACCAGTGAACACAGGCATATAGCGACGACCAGCTTGATAGCCAGCAATCACGTCCTGTACGCGCTCCATGATTTCAGGTGTTGCCTCCACGGGCTCTGTTAGAGCACCAATGGGAGCAATTTCCACGAGGAAATTCTTCTTTGTGGTTTTCCAAGGAAAACCGGCACTTGTGTTCCGG